AACTTCTTAAAATATTAATGTTTTCAAAACGACCGTAGCCCGATTTAATTAAAATAGCGGCGCCGTATCCAGAATTATATTGACAATTTAAAGTTAAATTACCAGTAATAGTAGTAAAACCAGCTATGTTAGCTGTTGGGGATACGTTTATAAGCGCGTCATAAGTACCTGTTGTTTTTCCTAAAAAAGTAGCGTTATCAGAAATAATTTCTAAGTTAGGATACTTGACTTCAATGGTACTTATTAAATAAATACCTGGCGGCAAATAGATAGCTGCGTGTTGCCCTGTAAGGTTATCTGCCGCAGATACGGCGTCAAACGCTGCTTGAATAGCAACAGTATCATCTGTTGTTCCATCGCCAACAGCACCAAAATCTTTAATAGAAATGATGTCTTTTGCTTTTTCATAGATAGTTCTATTAATAGCGCCAGTTGGAGTAGACCCACCATTTTTTAGGTCAAATTTTGGTATCAAAGTAGTCATATCTATCCCGCAATATTGTTAAGTTGTTCATCAGTAGGCTGCGCTAATGTTGGATGATTCCATTCAGCAATGTAATCGCCGTTACCTTCATTTTGTAATAATATGCCGTTTAATATTAAAGGCTGATTTTTTAATTCAGGGTAAAAAATTCTAATTTTTTCAGATAGCGTCATAAAGATCTCACTAAAGCGGCAGAAAGTGCAGTAGAGTTTTTATCTTGTTTTACTGTATTAGACGTACTATCGCAGTACGCGCGAAGATCAAGATAGTCTGTAGTACCATTCATTTGAATAATACCTGAGCAAGATAGTGTAGTTGTACCTGCTATAGACCAAACAATATTTTCAGCATACCCACGCCCGCCATTTTTAAAAACAGAAGCAATAACTAAAGTTGCAGCGCTACCAAAAGTAACTTGTGCGTTTACTTTATAATATCCAGCTACGGTAGGTGTAAATCTATAAGTGCTAGTGCTAAAACAAGAATTAGTGTCCAACATTTCTGTATTGAGATTACAAACAGTAAATGTAGCTGCACTAATGGCTTGATCTGTGCCTACATAAGCGTTAACGGCTGGGCCTTGTAAATTAGGCGCATATAAAGTAGAGCCATTATAAGTTAAAGTTGAGCTAGAGTTAAATGCACTTGTGCCATTGCCGTAAGGAATATACCCTGCTGTAAGTGTTGTTAAACCCGTTCCACCATTTGCTACTGGTAAAGCCGTACCTGACAAAGTAATAGCTAAAGTACCACTAGTAGTAATTGGGCTACCAGCTATAGACAAGAAAGCAGGGACTGTTGCGGCTACAGATGTAACTGTTCCTGAACCTTTATTATTAAAAGTTGTCCAATCGGTAGATGTAAGGTACCCATTTACACTTCCTGTGGCAGCCGCCATAGAAATAGCTGGTGTTGCGCCACCACTAGAAACAACGGGGGCCGTACCTGTTACGCTTGTTACGGTCCCGCTACCTTTGTTGTTAAAGGTATTCCAATCAGTAGAAGTCAAATAGCCGCTTACGCTAGTTGTAGCTGCGGCCATACTAATTGCTGGTGTATTACCCCCTGAAGAAACAACAGGCGCCGTACCTGTAACGCTAGTTACAGTGCCACCGCTTGATGGACTTGTATTAGTAATTGTAAAGTTAGGATATGTTCCGCTAGTGCTAATTCCTGTACCAGCAGTCAATACTACAGTTTGGTCAGGAGCAGTATTAGTAATAGTCAATGTACCGCTAGTAGTAATAGGACTTCCTGATACGCTAATGCCTGTTCCTGCTGTAGCTGCTACTGAAGTGACTGTTCCTGTATTACCAGTTAACAATATTCCATTAGCTGTTACTGTATTTGCAAAAGTAGCTTTTGAGTCTTGGTCAATGGTAAGGGCAACAACTTGAGTGGTCGTAGTATTAGGAGTCACATAAAATAAAGCCTTTGCACCCCTAGCAGTAGCGCCCCAATTTTCTGTAGCTATACCTTCATACGAAGCTTGTGGATAACCATTTGCAGAAGTCGTGCCATAACCAGCTAATTCAAATTTACCTAAACTATCTCCACTAAGCGGTGCTTGCGGTGCAGCATAAGTGCCGCGAAACTTAGCAACGCGCATAGAAGAACTGCTAGCATTACTAGAATACCCACGAATAGCAATTCTTGACGCTGAGTTGTTATCGCCAAAAGCCCTTAAAAGAATATCAGGTACGCTAGTTGTATTAAGACCTAAATGAGCAATATTAGTAACTGTTTGTGCATTTAAGTCTATTGCGCTGCTTGCACCTGTGTACGGAATATAAGTGCCTGATAAAGACGGAAGATCGGCAGCTACTAATGCCCTAAACGTAGGGACGCCAGCAGAACCATTAGGCGCAGCTAATATGTAATTAGCGGTCTTAGAAGCATAAGGATTAAGCGTATCGCCATAAGCCGTAGCTAAACTGATAGCTGGTGTTGTGCCGCCTGACGATACAACAGGACTTGTACCTGTTACGCTAGTAACTGTACCGCCTGAGCCTGTGGCTGATAGTGTACCGCCTGCAAAAGTAATGCCTGAACCAATTGTGACGTTACTAAACCCACCTGAACCATTGCCGTACAAAAGGGATGTACCGCTAGTAGCAGGTGCTTTGCCATTAAACGTATTCCAATCGGTGCTAGATAACCAACCATTAGAGCTAGTACTTGATTGACGAATAGGTACAGTATTAACCGTACCACCGCTATCTTTAAAAAACAGATTTTTATCCGCAATATTGATGGCAAGTTCAGCGCCATTAGTGCTATTGGTTAAATTAGCAGCAAGCGGTACGTTTGTAGGCGTACTGCTTGAATACAGCAAAATGGGGGTAAAGTTACCTGGCTGTGCCATTACTTATCCTTATTGAGCAAATTCAACTATATCGCCGACATTAAGCCCGGATACAAAAGTAACAGTTGTCGAATTTGTTTCGTTGTAATTTAAAGTGTTTACTTGTTTTGAGCCGTTTACATATACGCTTAAAGAACTTGACCCAAGTAAATAAGTAAAAGGCACTGTACATATTGTTTGGCCTTGCGTAGCAGTAATATAGCCTTCTGATCCCGCGGAAGGAAGCCCTTGTAAATTATCATACGTACCTATTAATACATCGTTTGTGTCTTTTAGCACAAATTTATACGATATCCCACTAGATAACCAAATTTCGCCGCTATCAGGTACTCTACCCGCCGCATTTAATATGATTGGATTAGGTTGTGCAGTGTTACCAGATGCAGTTGTATACGTGGCCGCAGGTGTAGTTGTGCCAGCCAAATAGGTATATATTTTGCCACCAGTCAATACATTGCCGCTATTGTCAAAAAATTGTGCGGCAGCGCCGCCTACAGGCGAAAGGTTAACGGCCATAAAAAGCTCCTAAATTTAGACTGATTCTATTATGTTTCGCTATGCTTGTCATTTAAAAGTTGCCCCCACCGATGCCACCTGTAGAAGTCAAGATATTGCCATCAAATAGCAATTTGCTTGATTGGGCCATTGTACTAGTAGACGACGCGTAAAAGATTTCGTTAGCAACAAAAGCTGATAGCCCCGTACCGCCTCTAGTTGTAGCAAGTGTACCGCTAGTAATTTGACTAGCGTCGATAGCAATTAAAGTGTTTGAAGCCGCAGTTAAGCTACCATACTGATTAACAGTAAATACGCCGACTTGCGATGCAGACCCATATGTACCTGGTGTAACGCCAGAAGCGCCAATTGCAAGGTTAACTACGCCTGGTGAATAACTAATTGTGATACCGCTTCCTGTCAATAAAGCAGGTTCAAATACATTGTTAGCGTTACCTATAATTAGTTGATGGTCACCAATAGTATTTAATCCAGTACCGCCTTTATCTACGGGGACTACGCCTGTACCTGTAAAACCATAAATGTTCCAAAAAAATCGATACCATTCGGTTGTCATTCCATTCGTATCGGGATAAATCAGGGGGACTTTAGCCGATGGAAGAAGGGTAATATTAGCCATTTGTGTTTGTGCCGCTGAGGAATAGTTCAGCGCCCACAATAACGACTTTATTAGGGTCTGTACCCGATACCTCGTAAATGCGGTCACGTAGCTTTGTAGTCATGCCAAGACGACGCCAGATGGCTCTGTAGCCATATTCGCCAATCTTACCCATTGAAATCCAATGTTCGCTAGACCACGTATGGCCGCCATCATCAGACCAACGAAGCATAACCTGTGGATCTTGCCCTTGACCTAAGTTAAGGCCAACACCTGATTGACAGTCTAATTGAAGGGTATGTTGAGCAGTACGCTTCATATTATTTTGATTAGCAGGCAATGGGCGCCATGAGCGAACCCATTTTTGAATACCGCCATTATCGGAATAAACGTCTAAATCAAGAGCATAAATATTACCGTTTTGAAAGTCACCGACAATAGTTTGGCTATTAAAATTCATTTGACATTGGCCACGATGACGCATAAAAGAACCATTATCCCAACTTGCCCGTTCATGCCAAGCACCAGTAGCCACGTCATAAACCCAAGTAGCGTTGGCAGTTGGAAAGTTTAATACATAGAAAGCGTGGCCTTCTTCTTGATAAGTATAGGCTTCTGCATCAGAAATATCGCCATATTGCTGGATAGCGTACTCTACTGCATGGGTAGATACGCGTTTGCCTGTATAACCTTGATTACGATAGACAATACCATAACCACGAGGATCAGCCCCAAGCCAAAAAATACTATTATCAAGTTTAGCAATAGAAAAAGGTGCCAGACAACCGATTTCATTATAGGCTCCTTGAATTGGTGCTAATGGGAATGGAATTACTGCTGCATCGTACCAAACTTCGGTTGTACCTTGCCCAAATACCCAAACTTCACGATTATTGGATACAACGGCTACAACTTGGTCAGGAGAGCTTTCAGCAGCGCCAAAAGCCAAAGGATTGATAGACGTAGCATTAAAAATGTCTGTAACCCAAATAATCTGCGTATTTGGCTGATTAAATGCAAAATAGCCGTCAATATAACAAACGGTAGCCGCGCCAGCAAAGTCAGGGTCAGTAATCTTTTCAAACGTATTTGTTGATTCGGTGTAAACGTAAGCATCGGGATTACACGCAATAAAAATTTGTGTACCGCTATCAGCAATAGATACAGGGCCAGTACCACTTACAGTGCCAATTAAAGTGGCATTGTAATTAGTATCAATTTTGTAAAATTCATCGCCTGATACTACATAAGCGTCATAGCCGCCCGTAGAATGAGTCCAAAGACCACGGATGGGGCCTGTACCTATGGTAGCTAGTAAACGCAAGCCAGGCGCACGATTAAGGAAC